CCCCCCGGTTGTATTTTGTTGATTCACCGTTTCTATATTACATGATTGAGAACTGGATAATCTTGCGATCGCTTCTTCATCTATTGTTAATTCTTTATTCCCTACAGAAAGTATATTTGTATTTACTTCATTACGACAATTTATAATAGAGGGACATTCTGTATTATCTTCTGTTGTATAAATACCAGACAACATACATTTACTGTGATAACATTCGGGACGTTTATTTTGACCTATTGAATTTCTTTCTTCTTCCGATAATACATTTTCTTTATACCATGTATAATATTCCTCAGTCCAATAACAATGGCATATATCTGACATTTCATTAGATATAGCATGGCCTTTTGGAACATTATCTCTTGTAACTTTGATATTTCCATCATCATCTTTAACAACGCCCACAGAACATATATCTGATAATAATAATTTCATGTCACCATTATTAACCAACCAATCTCTACATAAATCCGATTTGAATATTTTTACGAGTCTGGTACTTGCATCCACGTCTGTTCTCAATGTTGTTATTAATTCTTCCTTTGTTTCTTGACCTGTGTAATTAGATCCCATAACATTTTTTTGTACTGAGCAAATACTTGACGCGAATGTTTCAAACTCTTCTGGTTGTATTTTCGCCCATTTACGACAAGCCGTCCTTTTATCATTATTATTCGAATTAGTATCGCTAAATAATTCAGAAGTACATTGATCTTTAAATAAACTACTACATTCATCTGTCATTTCATAACAATATTGGTCGTAGGTTGTAGATCCGGTAGGGGTTATACAATGGGAATTTTCAAGAGCATCCGTATAATCTACTTGTGTCCTACAATAACCAACCGGACATAGTTGATGACTACTTTGAACATCATCCCCTCTTTCAGTTAAACAGCAATTCATGAGTTTTTCAACATCATAACTATTATCTTCTCGCGCACAAAATCTTATCGCCGCTTCTACACCACTTATATCTTTTCCACTAGCACAACCAGGTACGGCTCCTGTTCCACCAAATAAACCGATGCCTCCTACACCGTCTCCTGCACACATAAATTCTTTTGTATGTGTTGTTGGACATGAACCAGTATCATCATCATCCGAGGTTTTATTTATTCCGAAATCAGTTACTCCCTGAATATTTACAGGTACTGCCCACATTTTATCACCTTCCCAAAAACCAAATGCCGGAGTACCACCTGGATTACCATAAGAATTACTCCCCCCTCCACCACACCCAGCTTCGCTTAAACTCCCCTCAGCAGCTATCGCCACTTCACTTAGTCCGTGAGTCACCACGGCAGCCCCGATGCGGGCGCCAATTTCCAAGAACCCGCCTCCATCACAATCTTTAGTACATGTACCAGTACCGGGCTCATAAAAGTTATCATCATTACAATATGTTCTCCAACCCATGCTAAAATCCTTTACTGGATTAGCATCCGATGTTAACATATTAGCACATGGGATTTTATAATTACGGCCAGATGGATCTTTTGTAACACAGTTTTTAACTATGTTTTTAAAATCGTCTTCTGTTGCCCCCATACAGTTACTACCTTCTGTTTTATCCCCACAAATATAGAAATCTGGTCTTTTATTTCCATATGTCCCATTGGGTTTTTTAATACTATCATCAGCCATTGTAGAAGAACATTTACCATTACTTGTTGAGCTTGGAGAACTATTTACTATCCAATTATCAATGTTTACGTCCTGAAACCCCATATATATTATATCTATATATTATTTAATTCCGAGGAATCTTTTAACCTTGCTTATTTTTTGACCATTATACATAAATTGACCACATTCCATTTGATTGATTTCTGTAATAGGGATAGATAAACTATTTGCAAGTTGTTTTTGAGTTATTCCTTTTGAAAGACGACCTTGTTGAATTTTTTTAGATAATTCTTTGTCAATTTTTTTATGTTTAAGTTTTCCTTCTTCTATACTTTTTTCAAGTTTATTATCTTTTTGTAAAGCCCCCGTATTTACTTTTTTTTCTTTATTATCTAGTTTTTTTTGTTTATTGGTTGCTTCATTACCATCTTTACAATGGACTATATAAGTTTCCCAGTTCTGATGTTCCATTATTAATATGGATTTATTTTATTTCTCTACTTTTATTTTGATTCAAAGATTTAAGTATTCTTAAAATAGTATTTCCTTCATTTATTTTTTCACCTTTTAAAAAAGATCTTCCATGAATAATATCATTTGTAAAAATTATTTCTTGGGTGCGTTTTTTTTCTAATTTTGTGACGTTATTAACACTGGGATCCATTTTATATTATGATAGTAAATTGTCTTTATATAAATCAATATAAAATTTGATTTTGAAAATAATATTTTATATAAAGACAATTTACTATCATAATATAAAATGGATCCAAAACATATAACAAGGACAGGGTTTTGTGGGAAACAAATTGATAATGTAACGGATAATTCTATGAAAAAGTATATTTTGGATAATTTATTTGTAAAAACGAATATAAAATTTAATTATCGTTACGCAAAAATATACAACGAACAGTATAAAAAGAATCTAAATAATCCACATTTAATATGTTTAAAAAGTAGTGGGACTCCATATCTTCTTTTCTGCACACAAATAAATGATATTAATTATTGCTTTTTAATTGATAAAAAAGTTAAAGACGGATATGAATATCCGAAAATATTCATAGTCCACTACAGATTTTCAGAAGAATTATTTCAAGGTACATTATTTGAAACAGAACTTATTCGTGATAAAAATCAAGAATGGAGCCTACTCATTGGCGATATTTATCATAATTCGGGAAATTCTTTAAAAAATATTCAAATACATGATAGGATTAATCAATGCATCGATATTATGGAAACAAAATATATCAATGATTCATTTTGCGATATCTGTCCTATTCAAATTAAGAAATACTTTGATTTTAAAGAAATTACGAGCATTTTTGAAGATTTTATCCCTAAATTATCTTATCGTATTAGAGGGTTTTATTTTGTACCGATGAAAACAAGTTATTCTAAAATTCTTTATTTATTCAAAGATGAAGATTATAAAAAAGCAAATACAACTAAAAAGAAATATATCACATTTAGAATTATAAAAACAGTTACACCAGATGTATATGAATTATATATATATAATGAACAGAAAACAAGCATACAGAAACATTCATATGCAAGTATACCAGATATCCAAACATCCAAATGGGTTAAAGAATTGCTAGATAAAGAAGGAGATTCTATTGTCGATTGTAAGTATAACCATCTATTCAAAAAATGGACCCCCGTTAAAGAAGGCAAAACAGTTGATACTATCATTGATATCAGTTAAATAAATTATCTTCGTTTCCTTGTTTTCTTCCTTGTTTTCTTCCTTGTTTTATTGCCCCCTTTACTTGAATAAATACTTCTTCTTTTTTTTTCATATGATGGATATTCGTCAATAAAACGATTTTGTCTTTCTTCTAAAGCCCTTAAACTATATAATTTTTTCCTTCTATTTAATGCTTCTTGTGAGGATTCGTCTGGAAGTCTATTAATAATACCCGATGCTTTCCTTACATTAAATAATTCATTTAATTGTTGTTCTTTTTGCAATCTTCGTGCACTTACATCTCTAGATATAGGATATGAAACTAAACGTGGGGGGTCGTATCCCATATTTCTTAATAATTTTTGTCTTTGAAATCCTTCAAGTAAAAAGTTTGAAGGTTGTAGTTTATTTGATCTAGAGTTTGATTTTGATTTTGATTTTGATTTTGATCTAGATTTTGATCTTGATTTTGATTTTGATTTTGATCTAGATTTTGATCTAGATTTTGATCTTGATTTTGATCTTGATTTTAAAGATAATTTTGCCCTTGATTTCTTTTCACATTTTCTATTTTTCCCTTTACCCACACACTTGAACATATATTATATATATATATAATATATATAATATATATAATATAATATGGATGATAGATGGTATTTAGCTGAATTACCACAACAAGGTTTAAATGAACAGGATGATAATATCTGGATAAACATACAGTCGTGTACAGAAGTTTGCCAAGCTCAAGGTAAAAGCTGTGATGATGCCGATCAGTTCCCACACAGCTCGCCTGAGGAGACGGACGAGGACGGCGTCACTAATTATTTAGAGCCAACCGGGCCTCAGCACTGGACTACCCTTTCCATGCCGCCACAGAGTGCGTCTTGGCGGGAGCCCCAGGGGCTCCCGCCGATTCAGCCCGAGGAACAGGCCAATTACAGCATCGGACTCATTCTCGCTGAAGAATACCCCGAACTGGCAGAGCAGCCAGCTACGATCCGTAACATTGGTCTCTACGACTCTGTCGAGACACCGGAACACCCGTTTATATGTACTTATTACGGCAGTGATCCGGTGGGACCTAGAGTAGTCTATAACACGGATCTCGATATAACCTGGTGCAAAACATATGATTATGAGCGGGATGCCAACCTACATCAAAATTGCGACTTTAAGTCAGAAAATATGTCGACGAACAATCGTCCTTATAGAAGATTATGTAGATGTAGAGATCCAATTGGAGGTCAAATTGTTTGTACTCAACCACGACGAACAACAGGTTATGTGGTTACAAATAATGTACTAAACGCGGACGGTTTTGATGTAAGTGTTTCGTGTGCGGCTGGTTATGAAGGGGAACCTTCCGTATCAGCATGTAGTGAAAGTGGACCATATACGTTGGAAGGTTGTTCTCCAATCATGTGTGAATTACCCGAATTAGAGTACGATGGGTTAAGAACTTATGGGGGGGATGGAAATCTTACTATGGGTGAAAATTTTTCTTTAACGAGTATTTGTAGCCGTGATCCGGGAGTAGCGACGCCGCTCCAACTTACTTTCCATGAATCATGTACAGCAGATAATAGAATAGTTGAAGTGTCAGAATGTGAATTAAATGCAGGGTATTATTATGAACCCTCGCAGGGGATGCCGGCCGCGTGCGCATCGGTTGAAAATTCTGCGGCGGATGCTACACTAACATGTACTTCTTTAAATGATTCAAGGGTAGAATCATGTAATGAAGGTTATTATAAAATAGATGGAAATAATAATTTAAATGATATATCACCTGATAGATGTATCCCTAATAATTCTTATATTGATGGTTCAACTCAGCTAATTACAGAATGCCCTACAGATCAAGTACCAAATTCTAGCGGAGATGGTTGTGAACAAATACCCAATCAATGCCACTTTAATGATGTAAATATGGACGCATATCTAATCAATCAAGGAGTAATTGATACTATAAATAATAACCTAGCGGAAATACAATACTTTACAGTTGATGACGTACCTGAAATACTTTGTAGTGAGGACCATGAAACAAGTGGTGGAGGAAATCAGGTAACCCATACATGCCCCGAAAATAATGAAGGATTTGTTTTAACTGAATGTTTACCAATACCATCCGAACCGGAACAAATACCCAATGAATGCCTCGGAAACTACGGGAGGCAAGCGGGGCAGTGCGACAGGGTAGAGGCTGAAAGCGGATTCGAAACATTTGTAGAGAGTATGACTGGAGCCCCATCTGGTGGATATGAAACCTATCGTCTGGGTATCCGGATCCTGGATGATTCGAATATACAAAACGTCTACGCCATCTACAGCGCTGCAGGCGCAGAGATGTCCATCCCGCCCGCCTTCCATGTCGCGACGCCCTTCGGATCCCATACCGGTGGAGTCAGCTCGCTGTTCTACGGAGCGGCACCGGACTCGGAATTTGACTCGTGGATCACCGTTGGTGAGGTCGGTGGAGACCCAAACGATCTCCTGTCCTCTGCCGGTATCGACTTCGCCACGTGGGATGAGAACACGCCGCTGGCAGTCGGGGCACCGCCGTCGGGCGGCAGTGTGTTCTGGATGGACCCCGCGGATGGTCCTGGTGGTCCGGACCCGATCGTGCTCGCCCAGCTGACTGTGCCGGCTGGCTCAGCTGGTGGTGTGACGATGGGGGTGCAGGGGCGTTCGAATATTGGCCCAGAATGGTATGGAAAAGTTGAGTGGGAATACGGTCCGCTACCGCTTGATACAGACTGTACTGGTACATGGTCTGCTTGTACCGAGGAATGTACTGATGCAACATACACTGTTACAAGGGTACAATCTGGACAAGGTAGTGATTGTGAGGCACCCGACGGTGCCACTAGGACATGTGATGCAGGAGACGGAGATTGTCCTGCCGTCGTCACAGTGCACACCGCACTGTGTCGTGCGGATCAGCACGTCGCCGACAACAACTGCGTCGCGTGTCCTCCAGGCTCGACGCATGCTGCAGGCGCAGACGCGTCCGGGCCTGACACAGCCTGCCAGGCAGTGTTTTGTGTAGCTGACGAGTACGTCTCCGGCAACAACTGCGTCGCGTGTCCTCCAGGCTCGACGCATGCTGCAGGCGCAGACGCATCCGGGTCTGACACAGCCTGCCGGGCAGATGCGTGCGCAGCTGACGAGTACGTCGCCGGCAACAACTGCGTCGCGTGTCCTCCAGGCTCGACGCATGCTGCAGGCGCAGACGCGTCCGGGCCTGACACAGCGTGCACACCCGTCGTCACAGTGCACGACCCTAATTGCGATGTGAGTGGAGTGACGGCACCCGTTAATGGTGAGTTTGGTACGGTCTGCTCCGGGGAGGCGGGAAGGACGATCAACCATGGTACGGAGTGCGATCTGACGTGTAATGAGGGCTACACGTTGAGTAATCAACCGTCTTGCACTGACGGGACACTCACATCGACGACGGCGACGTGCTCTCCAATCACGTGCGTCTTACCGACAACATCAGGTCTTGGATACGACATAAGTGGTATGTCATGCTCTTCGTTAACGGTTGACAGAATTGAATGTGAGACCGGAGCAACATGCGCCACAGGCTACACAGGCCAACCGGAATACATATGTGTTGAGAATGGTTCCGAGCTGACTCTCATGGGCTGCTCCCAGGTCCCAGAATGTGAAAGTAATCAAATTGTAAATCAAGAGAATCAATGTATGAACTGTCCAAATGGTCAACAACCTAATCCTGATTCAACTGAATGTATTGAATGTGATTCCGGTTTAACAGGAAATGATGGATATTGTAACTTTTGTCCTTCAAACCATAGATGGAATGGTTTAAATTGCGAAGTTTGTCAAGATGGAAAATATTCTCCGAGTATGGAAGTAAATGATAGAGATAATGATGTATGGGAATGTTCTTTAAATTTATGTAATCCTATTTTAGATCCATCACTATACCCAGGTTATGAAATTTCAGATCATGATAATTCATTTGATATCGATGTAGAGTGCGCATTAGGTTATAATAGCGTAACACAACCACCTAATATTATATGTACTAGATCTGAATTAGAAACTGAATTAAATGATTTTTTACCACCAACTGGATGTGAAGAAACTACAGATCAATGTATTGGTAATTTTAATCCTGACTTCGATTTTTATAATTTTTATGAAATGAATAATTTAACATTAAATGTTTGTCCTATTAATAAAACCGTTAGAGTAGATCTACTTAATGCTGACGAAGAAAAAAATATAGAAAATTGTTGTATAGACCGTACTGGTTTTTGCATTAATAATATAGATACAAGTGAAAACTATACAGAATATGGGGATAATACTAATGGAGATGATAAAATGTGTCCCGAATTTCATCGTCTCGATAATAACTACAGATCCACCGCAATTAATGGATGCTGTATTCAAAGGAACGGATATTGTATTGATAATTTTGATTCTTCCGAAAACTATAGGGAATTCGAAGAAAATCCAGATGATGATGATGGTGACTGGGTGTCAATGCCTGAAAAAATGTGTGGGAGAGTATATAATTTAACTACAGATACTAATAGAAATGCACTTGATGGGTGTTGTGATGAAAGGTTTGACTATTGTATAGATAATTGGGATCCAAGTAATAATATTACATGTAGCCATCATAGTCGATTTGAAGATAATCCTAATATAGATAGAAACGCTATGTATGATTTTAATCAAGAAGCCAATCAAGATTCACAATTGAATACATTTAGTCAATGTTGTTTAGAAATAAACAATCGTTGTAATTCTAATCATAATCCTGAAAATAATGTAGACTGTTATGATTATGGAGAAATGTTTAGAGGTAGAGAAAATTTCGGTGGATTGTGTATTAATGATAATAATGGGTTAGTTTATTTAAATGACGGAAATGAAATTGAAAGTGAAGAGATGTGTACTTCCGATGATGAAAATATTTATTTAAGATGGATATCATATGATGATATTAGATACAATGACGATGAAGAAAAACAAAATTATTGTTGTTACGAAATAAATGATAATGATTATAGTGAAATAATAAATTGTCAAACAGACTTTCAGAATGCTTTATGTCAGACCGGTCAATCTAATTTAACAAATAAAACGGACGAAGAAATTGAGGATAATGATTATAGTAATTATGAATCTTTATCTTTAGAAGAAAAGCAAAATATGTGTTGTAAACCTAGAGTAAACTTTTGTTATAATAACGCAGATACAGAAAATAATCCGAATGTAGTATGTCCTGATAATTATGATTCTATATTAATCGATAGAAATAATTTAAAATGTTTAAATGATGAAGATGAAGAAATTAGATGTTCAGAATTATTCGAACAAGATGATGGTGAAAATAAAGTTTATAGTCAATGTTGTTCAGAAAGATCAGGGTTTTGTAATAATAATACTAATCCGAGTAATGATATTGTATGTGATGGTTTAAGTATATTAAAACAAAATGCACTTCACATCGAAGGGTCTACACAAGATGAATGTTGTACTATAAATCAAATGTGTACAGGTAATGATATATCATCAATTAATGTAGATTGTAGTAGTTCATATAATAATAAAAGAAATATTATTGGAAGATGTTTAGGTGATGCGGATGAAATTTTAAGTAATATTACAACAGAAACAGAATGTGTAGATGGTGGTGATAATTGGTTAAATAGTTCAGAAATAATTAAAGATTCAATGAATAGATCAGAAGAAGAAAATTGCTGTGAGATAGCAACCAATATGTGTAGTGGCAATACCAATGACGATGAAAATGATTTTGTGTGTAATTTACACCATACTTTAAAAGATAATTCAGATAATCTTTTTTGCCCTGAATCAGGGTGTGATAATTCGGTATGTTGTAATAATCGTTCTGGAAAATGTATAGGTAATACAAGTAGTACAGAAGAAGATATTGTTTGTGAAACAAGATTAAAAGATAATGCCGAAAATATAGATGGTAGAAATATACAAGATTGTTGTGTAAGAGAACATTATTGTACAAATAATGAAATTAGTACACAAGACGTTAATTGTGTCTCTGGTCGTATTATAAATGAAAATATTAATACTTTAATACCTTTAAATATAAGAAATAATGAGGATGAAAAAGAAATACACTGTTGTATCAATGATACAAATGAAATAGATGAAATCATTTCATTTAGTCTAGAAGTAGATGTTGAAGAATCAACTACAAGTAATCAACAAATTGAAAGATTTACAAATATGTACGAAGGGTTTAGTAATGATACTTTAAGATCAGAATGTTCTAACATAAAAAATGATTTGCTATCAGAATTAGATATTGATGAAAGTCAACTTACATTCGATTGTCAATTAAATGAATTAAGAAATAAAATTGTCGTATCTGCTCAAGTTATATCGAGTAATTCTAATCAAATTCAAAATATGGACGAATTAATGGAAACAATAAATACTGAAATAACTTTACAATCCATTGGTAGTAGAAATGTGAGTTTAACAAATACAACAACCGCGACAGCCGCTACAACCGCGACAGCCGCTACAACCGCGACAGCCGCTACAACCGCGACAGCCGCTACAACCGCGACAGCCGCTACAACCGCGACAGCCGCAGAGGAAACCACAGATGAAACAGCAACAGATAATAATAAATATTATATCGTCGGTGGTACTGTATTTTTTAGTTCAATAATATTTATATTTATTGTTATATACATGGTACTATTAAAATAAAAGATTAATAAATTATATTTTAATTTTCTAAATACTTAAAATGTATTTAGTAATATATATATATTGACACGTAACAATGACCACAAAGTTATCTAAAAATGGTTATAAAATCGTTAAAAAAGATTATGATTCTAAATTAATTAAAGAAATAAAAGATGAATTAACCGTTAAACCCTTTAATAATTTTAATAAAGCACAATCAAATAGTGATGCAGGGAAATTTAGTGTTTTTTTAGAGAGCCCTAAAAAATTATATCTTCCAAGATTTTATGGATTAAAAAAAATAGGTAATCCTACTATTGATGAGATGGAAGAAGGGGATAATATTGATCTTAATTTTAAAGGAGATTTAAGAGAAGAACAAAAACCAATCGAAGAAATTTATCTTAAAAATGCATATGAAAAGGGTGGTGGTATAATTTCTATAAGATGTGGTGGTGGAAAAACTGTCCTTGCGTTACATATAATTTCAAAGCTACAAAAAAAAACGATTGTAGTAGTTCATAAAGATTTTTTAATGACACAATGGAGAGATCGAATATTAGAATTTTTACCCGGTGCAAGAATTGGTAAAATACAACAAGACACAGTTGATATTGAAGATAAAGATATTGTATTAGCGATGGTTCAAAGTTTATCAATGAAAGAATATGAAGAAGGTACGTTTGATAGTTTTGGATTTGCTGTTTTTGATGAATGTCATCATTTGGGTGCGGAAGTATTCTCAAAATCAATGGCTAAAGTTACATCTAAATTTATGTTAGGTTTATCTGCGACACCAAAAAGAAAAGATGGATTATCAAAAGTGTTTGAATGGTTTATGGGGGATATTGTTTATCTACAAACTAAAAAAAACGAAGATTATGCAGAAGTTCAATTAATAGAATGTAATTTTAAAGATGAAAAATATAATAAAGAAGAACTCAATTTCCGTAAAGATCCCTGTATGCCAAAAATGATTAATAATATTTGCGCTTACATACCACGGACTGAAATGATAAAAGAGTTAGTTATTAAGTATCAAAAAGAAGGAAGGTATATATTAATATTAAGTGATCGTAGAAAACATTTAGATGATTTATATAAAATGTTAAAAGGATATTCAGTTGGATATTACGTGGGGGGTATGAAACCAGATGAATTACGAGATTCTCAAGAAAAAGACATTTTACTTGCGACATATTCTATGGCAAGTGAAGGAATGGATGTCCCTAAATTAAATACGGTCATTCTTGGTTCTCCTAAATCAGATGTTGAACAATCTGTTGGGAGAGTTTTTAGACAAAAAGCATCTGATAGAAATTTTCACCCTTTAATTATAGATATTCAAGATATTTTTTCTTTTTTTGAAAAACAATGTCAAAAACGAATTAAGTTTTATCAAAAATCAAACTTTACTTTATTTAAAAATGGAGAAGAAATGCAAAAAAAATCTAAAAAAAACACATCAAAAGCCGAAGCAATGAAGGAGTTTATTTTAATTGATTAAAATTTTTTTATTGACTATATTATAAATGAAATTGAACATAAATAAAACGCAAAAAGAATTATTAAAATATTGTGCCCTTGCTTTTGTTTTAGGTTATTTAATGTGTATGTATTATCCTCTACACAATAGCTATACATATTATGATCCATTATTAGAAGGGGCTGATAACGTGAAAAATAACAATAACAAGAAAAATAACAATAACAAGAAAAATAACAATAACAAGAAAAATAACAATAACGTGAAAAATAACAACAATAACAATAACAATAACAATAACAATAACAATAACAATAACAATGCCGCGGAAACAATGATTGATATGTAATTAATATATGATAATATTTTCTAGAATATTTATAAAATGGACTTTACAAAAAATGTAGCTGGTATAGTTGATGAATTAGATTTAGAAAAATCATATGATAAATCTATTATTAAATTTCGTTTTTTAGATGAAATCTCTTTTTATGAAGAAAAAAGAGATTACACAAAAAAATATTACAATGCATTCCGATTTATTGTAACAACTGGTAGTATAATTTTACCAGCTATTTTATCAATGGGACAAATGGACCCTAAAAAACTGCCTAAAAATTTTGATATGGTAACGTATTGGTCTTCTTGGACGATTTCATTAATGGTCACAGCAAGTAATGGTTTCTTACAACTATTCTCACTTGATAAAAATTATTTTGCATATTCGATGGTTGTGGAACAACTAAAAACAGAAGGATGGCAATTTTTTGGATTATCAGGCAAATATGAAGATTACGGTACACATCAAGAAGCCTATAAAGTTTTTAGTAAATCAATCGAATCAATTAAAAGAAAGCAGGTTGAACAAGAATTTTCGAATGGTAAAGGAGATAGTAAAAAGAAAAAGTTTGATTTTCAAGGTGAAATGAAAAAATTTTCACAAGAACAGACAGGAAATATCCAAAGAATACAACAAGATTTACCGAAAGTCCAAGATTTACCGAAAGTCCAAGATTTACCGAAAGTACAAGATTTACCGAAGGTACAAGATTTACCGAAGGTACAAGATTTACCGAAGGTACAAGATTTACCGAAGGTCCAAGAAGAAGGTTCCGATAATATCAATTCTCAAGTTAAAGAAGAAAAATAATCCTAAATATAATATAATATATAAAGATTAAATATTTAAATATATATAATATGCCAACATTAGAGGTAATTAAAGCATATTTGGATTCAGAAGAATTCCTTCATTTATATGAAAATTACCTCAAAAAAAAAAATAATAACGTATTATCCTTTTTAGATAATATTGATTTAAATAAAAAATATTATCGTATGAATATTAACAAAAATAAAAAATATGCAAAAGTGATAACAAAAGATACAAGTGCAATCAAAGAAATAAATAGTATGATTAATAAAATCACAAATAAAAATTATGAAACTCTTAAAAAGCAAATTATCGAAAAAATAAACGTTGATCACATTATCCCTTATATTATTCAACAGCTTACAGAAAGTTCAATGAAACATCATATTTATATACCATACTATGTTGGTGTTCTAAAAGAAATTAAATCGCCTAAAAAATCATTAATACTTTTAAAATTATGCAATAAACATTACACAGAATTTTTTTATGAAGATGAAAAAAAGTCACAAGATAAAACCGCATACGAAAAATTATGCGAAAATAATAAGAATATTGATAATATTATCGGATTTTCTCTTTTTATAAGTTATCTTGAAAAAGAAGGAATCATTGAAGACTACATTGAAAAAGTACTTGATCCATTTATGAATCATTTATCTTTTAAAGATGATGTTGAACTTTTCAAAATGTTGGTTTCATTTGAAAGTATTTCTGAAATTCACTATCAAATCATCCCAAAAAGATATCAAACGATCCTTCAAGAAATTAAATTAAAAACAACATCCGCCAAAATAAAATTCAAGATAATGGATATACTGAAAGAATAGGTTTAAAAATTATTATTATGATGTGATAATATATAAATGTCTTCACAACAATGGGTAAATAGCTTTGCGACGATAGATAATACCCATATGATGGATAATAGTACTGATATAGATCAATTATTCAATAAAAAAGAAGAAGATATAAATGTCGTTCGGATGCTTGAATTAAAGGGGGAAATTATCTCTCTTATGAATGGAAATGATGAGTTTGATTTGACAGAAGATGAACAAACGACATTAGATGAAATCAAAGGTTCAAAAGAAACAACCGACGAAATACAAACATTGATGGATAAAATTCAATTTCATATTGAAATATTTCATAAAATACAAACGGAATTAAATAAATACAATGATGACTATCAAAAAGAAGTTCAAAAATTAAAAAAGAATGTTTCGACGACCGAATCTATGATAGAGTTTATTAAAAAAATACCCGAAGAACAAAAAGATCATGAAAATATCAAAAATATTATTGAACAAATGAATATTTTAACTAAAACAATCATGGATAACGAAAAAATAAAAAATATAAGAAAATTATATCTTGAAAAAAGAAAAGAGTTTGAAAAAAGTCTAGAATTAATTAAAAAAATTAATCATTTAAATCAAACAAATTTATGTTCTGTGTGTTTTGCAAATCCGGTTGATCATTTTACGGAACCATGCGGACATACATTTTGCAAAGAATGCATTAAGACGCACTTGCGGAAAAATGAAGGGTTAGACTTATATGAAGTCGGTAGAGTTGATAACGCTCAATGCTGTTTTTGCAGAGAAAGGATAAAAACGGTAAGGCCTTTGTACTTTCTATAATATTATAATTGTTCTAATAATTCTTTCATGAATTCTCGTTGTTTACTGATAGTTTTTTTACATTTAACAAAAATGTAATAATCATTTGGTTCTATCTTCACGGTTTTTATACCAGTTATTTTTATTCCTATTTTACCTTGATCAATAAAAACGATATTACCATCATGTTCACATTCTAATGTATTGCGTTTAATGCAAAATATTCTATCTTGCACATATAATTTATCTTCTTCATATTCGAGGTTAATTACTTTTTTTTTAACATCATTTGTAAAATAATACAATAATGTTTCTTTTTTATTTTCTGACCATTCAAGGATGTTTTTCAATGGTTCAATATCCATAGTGATTAAAACAAACTATTTATATTTAAATAATATTATAAAAAATCAATATTATAAAAAATCAATATTATAAAAAATCAATATTATAAAAAAGTATCTATTTATATTATATATCTACGATGGTTTTTAGCAAAAAAAATGTTTTTTCAACAATTTATATCTCTCTCGCCATACAAATCATAACAAGTTTATATTCTTACAATGGCGTCTATTACGATATTGAGGAGAAAGATAAAATACTTATTGATATTTTAAAAATCGAAATATTTGTTCAATTTGTTGAAACTTTCTTTTATATTTGGGTTATCCATGGTTTAAGGGATTTTAGTAAAATGACATCAAGAAGATATACAGATTGGTTCATAACAACACCAACAATGTTAGTTTCAACTATCATCTTTTTAAAATATCAAGAATACAAAGAAACAAAAAATACCCAAACATTAACGTTTAACGATTTTTTAAAGCAAAATAAACAAACAATCTATAAAATAGTAGGATATAATGCCCTTATGTTACTCTTTGGATATTTGGGAGAAAGCAATACTATCAATAAAGAATTGTCTATTGGATTGGGGTTTTTATTTTTCTTTTTATCGTTTAAAATTATTTATGAAGAATATGCAATTAAATCAAAGATTGGTAAAAATTTATTTGGTGTATTAATTGTTATGTGGTCTTTATATGGTTTTGCGGCATTTCTAGATCATAATTCAAAAAACATATCTTATAATATACTTGACGTTTTCTCTAAAAATTTTTATGGTTTATATATTTTCTTTAAAATTAGAGAATTGGCTAAAATAAAACATAATAAAGAAATTCAGGGAGAGATCAATAATGTGTCTTTATGATTTATGATATGATTAATATTATTCTCATTTATGATGTCATCATTATTAATATTATAAATATAAACAGGTGCAACTGGTTTTTGGATTGCAAAGATAGCATCCAGTAAATATTTAATCTTATTATTATTTATTAAAATTACACTTTTATCTAAATATTGCGTTTCCTTTTTTTTTAATTCTCTTATAAATTGAGACATTTTAATTGCATATTTATATGCTGGATCTTTCATTTTGGTTGTATCAAATAAAAATGTAAACATCTCTCTTTTTTCATATAAATCCAACCAACCATTTGTAAACTCTTCAAAATCTTCCATAGTTTTTGGTCCTTCTTCAAAAACAACTTTCACCAAAGGAAACTCGTCATAAATATAAGTTGAGAACATATATTCTATTAACCATGTTTTTGTTTCGTTAATTTTACCAGGTTTTTAATTAATGAAATAACAGTCATAGGACCAATACCACCAGGGACAGGTGTAATCATATTACATTTCGAATAAACATCATCATAATCGATATCACCTACTATTTTTCCACCTGCAATACGATTAATACCAATGTCAATCATAATTACATTTTCTTTAATCCAATCTTTTTTAATCATTTTTGGAACACCACAACATGTTACTATCATATCGGCATTAACAGTATGAGATTTAACATCCTTTGTATTTATATTACAAAGCGTTATTGTGGCGCCACGTTGTAATAATATCATTGATAAGGGTAGACCGACTAAATTACTTGTCCCGATAATTACAACATTCATCCCGTTAACATCTATGTTATATTCGTCCATTAAATCAATACATCCTTGAGGTGTGCAAGGTATGATATTGATATCATTATTTTGAAATAATCTCCCCGCATTTAAAATATGAAACCCATCAACATCTTTTTCACATGAGATTGTATTTAGCAATTTGTTTTTATTAAATGTTTCGGGGATAGGTAATTGTATTAAAATACCATTTACTAAATTATCATTATTTAACTCTTCTATTTTTGAGATAAAAATTGATTCTGAAATAGTTTCATCTAAATGTATTAATTGAAAACTGACCCCTAATTTTTCACACATTTTTCTTTTCATATCGATATATATCCTGCTTTCATCCAAATGACCTACTAGTACAACTACTATTTTAGGAATAATATCGAGGAGTTTTAATTCTTTAATATCATTTAGAAGTTCTTCTTTTATTTTATTCGCAACTTTCTTTCCATCTAAAATCATTTAAATGTTCTTTATATATAAATTTGAAAAATTATATTTGGATAATATCAAAGAATTCAACTACAAAAAAAAAATGAAAAATACATTCTCCGAAAAGCAGATTCGTAGTGAGGAAAAGAAAGCACGTGTTGCAGAAACAAAATGGAGGAAAACGGGAGAAACAAATCTTCTGAAAAAAGCAGACGCTCATCGCGAAAAAGCTTCTACACTTCGGATGAATAAACAAACAGATGATAAAAAAAAGAGTCTAATGAAAAACGAAAAAAACAAAAGCGATGACCAGATTATCAACGAAGCAAATAAATTCAACCGAAAAATAAGATTTGAAGGAGATAAGAAAATGAAAGAACAATTAGAAAAAGAAAAACATAGAAACGAAAATCGTTTTAATACTCTTTCAAAAATGAAACGAAAGAAGGAAATGCAAGAAGAAAAAGAAAAAGAAATCGCGAGACTAAAAGAAGAATATGAAAAAGAACAAGCAGAAAAGAAGGATAATTTTATTAAAAAGATGAAAGATGAATCTCCGGAATTGTCAGATTCTGTTATTCAAAAAAGATTTAGAAAATACCAAACTGATACTTTGAAACGCAACCAAATGGACGCAAATATTAAAAATCTTTTGAGAAATATCGGGGTTGAAGACAAAGATATTGAAACACAATTTAAAAATTACATTAACTATCTTAAAGAAAATAAAGAAGAGGTCCCTCTTGATTTTGAACTTGAAGATATCCTTGAAGATAAGAATCTTTCAAACACGGAAGACCCAATTCTTGAAGACCCAATCCCTGAATAGATCCTAAATCAATGATTTTATCATAAATAAAGATAGAAATTGTATTATCAGACACAAACCGATATTTCTACAATCAAATCTAAATCTTCTTCATTTTTTTTACAAATTTATTTAAGGGGTTGTTCTCCTTATTTTAGAATAAAATGTATACAAAAGAAGATTATCTGAATGAAAAAAATAGCATGTCAAAACAAGAAAGAATGATACAAGAAAGATTTGAACGATTAATTGATATATTAATACTCTATAAACAATCGAATCCGGGAAAAGATATTTATTTATCTGAAAAACATATTAATGAAGCAATTTGTTGGTTTCAAAATAATCTTTCAAGTTTAGTAGATGGATTTAACTGATCTTAAATAACTTAAAATAAAACCAATAATAATATACTATAAAATGTCACAAGATTTAAGTTATATAAAGAGTGAAATTAAAAATTGTGAAGAAGTTGATAGTCCATATGATATAAAAATCGGTCAAAGCGTTAAATATATAACGATAAAAAATGGCGATGAATATTTTTTTGACGGGGGGACATATGTAAAAATGGGAGATAATAACATCACATTAAAAGTAGATTCTAAAGAAGAAAAATTGCAATTGGTACATTATAATAAAGATGGTTTTATAGTTTACAGAGCCAGATTATTTGTTGAAAAATCTGAAAATATGAAAGGTGGTGCTATTTATTCAAATAAAGATTCAAAAGAATATGAAAAAATAATTAAAACACAACAGCAGATTATTGAAAAAATGAATATTCAAATGAAAAAACAACACGAATATATTATGAATATTGAAAATAATCAATAGTTTTTAATATTTTTCTCTTAATAATTCGACAATTTCATATAATACACGACAATCAACCTGATTATAATTTATTATCTCTTTGATTTTAAGACAACGTTTTAATGGGATATTTTTATTTTTTGTTTTACATAATTCTTTAAATTGAATCATTACATCTAATCCACTATCATTTTCATCCCATGTTGTTTTTATCAAATTATGATTATACAACGCTTTCCCGATTGATTTCAAACCAAACTTAAAAACTCCCTGGACAATGATGGGTTCCATACGAAAATGATCCAAAACATTAATTAAATTATACTTCGGGAAATAAATAGTAGGGTATTCTTTATGAATATATTTGAAATAATTATTTTCTGCATTCCCCCAATGATAAATATTTACAATTTTACGCGCTGATATTTTAGATAAGTAAGAAGAAAATTGTTTTATCATTCTTTCTTCATCTTTTTTTGTAAAATCATTGATGGTAATATCATAAAATGTTTCATTATGAATAAATCCAATAATTCCAATCACAGGTTCTTCTTGTTTAACTACGTTTGTAAATAGATTTTGTTTTTCGTCAAAAGATAAAAAACTTTCAATGTCAAAATAAATATCGGCGTTTGTTTTTTGAAGAGAATTTTTCAAACTTTGAGAAATATTTTTTCGTGGGTAAATTAAAACATCGTTTTGTTGATTCATATGGATCATTCTTTCTTGGATGCTTTTCTTTTTTGATTCTTTTAATTCTTTGAGTAGTAGTGGATCATCCCAACATTCGATTCCTTTTTCCAAACAGTTACATCTTTCTTCATACGAAATATTCCATACTAAAGTTATTTCTTTTATCGTGGTTGCAAGTTTCATTTTTTCATTTTCCCATTCGGTATTTGTGTAATTCATATTAGGATATAATTCATAACTATTTGGTTTCGGTAAAATATGAAGTAAATTATGGTTTTTTTTCAAATATGTGATCCATTTAATACTATTTTTGTATATCCTTTTTATCTTTTCATCTACCGTTACTTTCGCAATAAATTCTTTTTTTGGTAATAATGTATTCTTATAATAATATTCTTTTCCCATTAATAAAGGGATCGCTTTATTGTCTGTTAATTCATAAAAAACTTCGTAGAATGCGTAAATATGACACTTTCTATAAAAAATATAACTTTCATTCTGAATTTCTTTTAAATCTATTTTAAAATGAAATGTATTATAACATAGATCAATCAATAAATAATCTGTATCGGTTTTACAATATAAATGCAATGGTATGTTGCTTATTTTTGGAAATAATTTCTTAAATAAACCGTATGTTATAATAATATCACATGATACATAAATATTATTTTTATTAAGCAATACACCTTGTAATATTAATTGTGAATTATTATAAATTAGCTCTTTTGTTTGATTGAATGTTGGATTTAAAGGGACATTTATTTGAGATAATTCTTTAATTTTACGGAGGATCTTATTTTTGTAGATTGATGCCTCTCTTTTAATAAACGTAACATAGTGTGTTATTTTATCTTTTTCATAGGTTTGATTATTTAATTCAAACCAATCACAGATAGGATCATTTACTATGTAATTTTTTAAAATATTAAATGTTGGATATTTTAAAATATCATCCATATTAAAATAAAAATTATAAAAATATTGAGATAAAAATCATTTTTTGTTTATAACTTAACCCATTGTTTATAACTTAACCCATTGTTTATGCAGTTTATTAATATCATATAAATCGCCAATAGTACTATGATAGTTTAATTCATCTCCCATTTTAACCAATATATTTGCTATCACAAACTCATTTTCATGTTGAACATGATATAATGGTATTATAGGGACACTTTCTATATCTTCTTCATCTAGGTTGTTTGTGGAGTGAAATGTAATTTTATGTTTTTTCTGCGCATTGTATTTTGAACTCATAAAAATAATTCCTATTTTAATATCTTCTTTTTCAGATAGATTTTCAAGTATCAATTCTAAATCATATCGTTCAATACGATAATTAGTTTTTTTAACATTCTGTATTAAATCACTAATACTTTGATAATTTTCTTTATATTTCTCAAGTATGTTAATATTTTTAGTACTTTCAATTTCATCGAGTAATTTTCTTTTTAAGGTTTCTGCATCAAGTTGTATTTTTGCTTCAGAAAATGCTTTCTCAAGTGTTATAAAATCATTGTTTTCCTTTGTTAAATTAAATACAACGCTTGAACCACTCCCAAATAACTTTTGTATGTAAAAGGGGATTGTATCTAGTTTTTTCATAACGGTATTTCTCTTCTTTATGATATTATTTTCGCTTTGTTTCATAATATATTTGCTCTTTTTTGTAAATATTTCATTTAAAATATCATTTTTGTATTCCGAAAATGTGAAAAATATTTCATGGAAGTTTGTTGAATTAACTAATTCATGCACACTGATCCTTTCTTCAATTATCTTTTCTTTATTTTCAATCCCAAAAATCAATAATTTTTCAATAAATGTCCACTTTATTCTTTCAACCATTAAATTATCATTTGTATCTTTTTCTCTAACGTATAATTTACATTTTTTAGAATCTTTTTTACACGGGTAATTACATAATTGATTTTTATCATTACATAATGTTATAAAACGATCTAATTCGTGTTTTTGATAATCTTTTTCTTTTAGAATATAGAATAAATCATCGATATGGGGCTCTAATATTTCATATATTCGGAGTTTCTTGTGAGATTCTATCATAATTGGATCACCCAATACAAACTTTATTTGATCGACTAACTCAATCTTAATAATTAATTCTATCATTTCATTTTTCTTATCCATGGATATTATCTCCCCGTCGATACTATAATTTTCATCAAACTTACTATAAAGATGATCGACTTTATCTAATTTTTTAATATAATCTATTTCATTTTCTTTTAAAACTGTGAAATGCATTTTTTCATTAAGTTGATAGTAGAAACTTTCTTCATCTTTAATATACCCTTTTATAGAAATACTTGTTTTTTCTATCATCGAAAGTATATGGTGTATCCCAAGCTTTAAGATATAATCTTCGTAATTTTTCATATTGATAAACATTTTTCTTTCATCATCGTAATTGTTTATTGTACATAACTCTTTTTCAATTTCAAAATATGCATCTGATTTTATCTTTTCATAACTTGTTGATATTTTTTCTTCTATAATTGGCAAATATGTATCATTTGACATTATAATCGTATTTATCAATCCATCATTTGATTTTATAACGGATATGGGTTTATATATATCCTCAAATAATGATAAATATTTAATTGCTTTCTTATAAGAAGGTAATAACTCCATACAAACATCACCATCTAAAAAGCAAACAGACGTACAAACAGGATTATATTTTTTCCCATCCGATGAAATAATTCCAATTTGTTCTCTACCATTTTTTCCAAAGGGCAGACGCTCAACTTTACCCATCATTTTTTTGTTTGGCCCAAACGATACTTTCATCCCCATTTTAATATCACTAAGTATGATAAAACTGTATATGCATGGATAGTTTTTATTTTTGGGTATTGGTCTTGGTTCTATTGGTATAATATTATGTTTTTTAGTAATTAAATATGTTACATTTGAATAATTATCAATGAATAATTTTTGAATACTATCATCATTTGCTTTGATAATCGTTTCATAAACCGAAAAATCAAACTCTTGTTTATAGGATTTAATTTTCGAAAGTATGTTTTTTATAATTATTTCATAATGATTATTTTGATACATATCGGGTGTAAATAAATATGTCTCTATAATTTCTTTATTAATATTGTCGTAATAACGGTATAATATAGGTTCATAAAAATTTCCATTCTTATAGATAAATCCTATTTTATCCGTATTTGCATAATCTGTTATTTTGATCTTAATTTCATCATTTATATTTTCAAAAATAACAATATTGATATCGTCCAACATAAGTAAAAGCGGTAATATATATGTATCATTTCTATTTTCGTCGCTTTTTAAATAATCAAGATAGTTCTTTAACGATAATATTAATTGATAAAGATAACATGTTTCGTTTGATTTAAAAACACCCGTTTTAATTTCGTTTTTTAGCATCAATACTGTTTTTTCAGAAAAATCTTTTTTTGTTTCTTTTAATTCAAGGACGATTTCAATAAATTCTTTATCTTCATTTGTTATTTTACGGATATTTTTCCTAAACTTTTGATGGATTATCGGACATTTTTGAAACTTGTTTAAATTTTTTGTTAGTTTTTCTTGAATAATTTGGATAAATTTATCTTCCGAAATATTATCTTTTGTTAAAATTTTAAAATAACTTTGTAAGAAGGGCGATGTTGTAAATGTATAATCATTATCATTTTGATTGACACCTTTCCGCAAAAATCCATGATCTTTTTTCTTTGAAAATGTTTTTTCGCTTTGATTAAAATATTTCATCAAAAATGGATGTAAATGGGCATATTTATCTTTATTAGTAGGGTCTTTATTTGATATGTATCCTTCTCCAATAATATCTTCTTTTTTTTTCCTTCTTTTTTCTGGATCTCCTTTAATCATTTTCGAAGCATTGAAACAACACGGTAATCCATATCCATTTGGATGTAGAAGTTTGCTATCCTCGCTAATATCTGGGACATAGTATTTAACTTCGTTTGCATCCGTCCAATAGATTGCCCTCCTTTCTAAAATCGATTTTTTTGTACGCCCCTTATCTTTAGTAGGGACAATTTGTTTTTTATTAACCGCATCTGGGCGAATACTCAAACTCTTGGATATATCCCAATATTTTGGACAAATATATTGAACGTTTTTGGGACGGCGTGGGACAGATATCGCATGAGAATAAGATTCTCTCCCCGAACCTTCATCATATGAATTATCTATGCGATCCAATTCTTCATCTGTAACTGCGATAGGTTGTCTATCATCTGTCGCTCCACATAATTTAGGATATCCATAAGCAACACCAGAAGCTTGTTTTTTCTTACTTTTAAACTTAAATAAATCATTGTCGTATTCCTTGAGACGTTTTAAAAAATAACTTTTTGTTTCATAATAACCGTCCGAATCATGCATACCACCCAATTGATCGAAATCTATTTCATCGTCGTCATCATCATCTAGTAAAGCATCAAGGTCGTCTTTTTCATCTTCGATGTTTTCTAATAAAGCATCTAAATCATCTTCATCGTCTTCATCGTCTATATAACCATCTGCAACACCCACCGTATCTATTTCTAATTTTTCCTCCATCGTATCTTCTTCATATAGATTATTCATATATTCGTCCACTTTTTCAAATAATCTCCGTTGAATCGTACCCTTTCGGTCGACAATATAAGAACGATATAAATGCATCATTGTTTTTAGAAATATTAATATACGCCGTTGTTCTTGAAATGATTTCATATTTTGGAGTTCTATTAAGAGATCTTCTTTTTGATTGATCCATATTTTGATTTCTGAACCACTTTCGTTGATAATTGTTGATTTTCTCTGTATGCCCTCCTTCATACTTATTAATTCTTCCCATGTTTCATATTCTTTACGGATATAGTCTGGGTCTTTACTGTAATCTTTCGCGAGTTTTTGTATAATAATTTCTGGGTCTTCAAATATATTTTTATATGCAGAAATAGCGGATTGTATCGTTGAAATATTTGAATAATTATCAACACGATTATATCTACCAATTATTTGAGATTCTATTTCAGTTTCTTCAAATGACTTTACACGGAAATACATTGGGAAATTTTGAATGAATGTACCTAAAAATTGATTCCAATTTGGAAAGGTTTTTCTATTTTTATCCTCAAAATCTTCTTTTTTAAACATGATCCCACTATTTAAAAAATCAATGGTTGTTTCAGAATGAATATTAGAAAATAAATCTCCATCAAGCGTATTTAAGGGTTCAAATGCATAAAACTGTTTTAGATTTATTTCTGAAATAACAACATTACAATCATGGATGATTATTAATATATCTTTTTCTTTAATTTCTTTACCATTATGTTCTACAATAATCTCAATATCACCATTTAAATGAATAATTAATGTCCCATATATATCAATTTCTATATTGTATATTTTTATCATAATTATATTTCCCGAATGCAAATAATTAAATCCATATTCAGTTTGTATGTTATAACCATCAGACCAATCTTTACAAAGATTTTTTGTAACATGTTTTTCAGTTGATTTATCTGTACCCTCGTACATCAATGAATTTTCATAAACTTTATAAAATGCATCGTCGTGTGAATTTAAAAGTAGTTTTATGAAAGGGATTTCATTTTTTAAATTAAAATCTGTAAATATTTTTGATAAATGGACTGTATTATCTATTTTCATTAATTTAGTTGCACGCATCATAGTGAGTGAATAATTTCCACATTTTATCTTTTCATTTACATTTTTTGATAAAAATTCTGATTCAATAATATAAGATCCCCTATTATTAATTTCAGAAAGTGTTTTTTGTTTTTCATATAATGCTTTTCTTATTTCAAATGAAGAACTCTCATTATAAAATAATATATCGGCGATAGAAAGTTCGGGCCAATATTTAAACACCAATCCGTTCAAAAATGATTTTAATTCATTCTTTTGTTTAATTTCTTCTTCCGTAAATTTTATTAATTCATTAAACATATCATTCTTTTCTAAATATTCTTCGAGCGATACAAAGTAAATAACTTGATCTACATTGTTTTCTTTTTCATAAAGAATTAAGTTTTTATTTCGGTATTGTTTGGGTATCTTATTACCAACCGTGTCAATCATGCTTGTATCAATACATTTTTTTGGTACTTTACCATAAAAATCTAAATATTCGATATTCTTTTCATCGTATTCAAAATTAAGTGGTATTTTTTTTGATTTGTCATTTTCATACCATGCATATAAATAGGGTAAAGTGATTATTTTTTTATAACAATTATGGATTATTTTATTTATTATCATTTCATTTGTATCGTCTTCATTAATACTTTGATTCACAAATACTAATTTTTCACCTTTGTATTTGTTTAAAAACATAAGATGAATAATATTCTTCTTTTTTTCATCGATATCAACATATTCTTCGTAACCCCCGAGATAATCAAAAAGCGTCTCAATTTCTTCATCTGAAATTTTTTCAAAATAATCAGTTTCATTTTTAACATTTTTTTTTATTTTGTTTATAATTGATTTAATCATTGGGATATTACCCGTAAATAAATAACATGTATCGGTGCTTTTAGAGATACATTTTATAAATCTTTTTTTTAAAAAAACATTACAAAAACCATCCATTATATAATATATAAATATAAACAATAAAATTATTATTAATTAAATTCATACGGAGTTGTATTAATCTCCATCCCACAATACATTTCGGGTGTTTTATTATAATTAACAGGGGTGTATATCCCCACTCTCTCTCCAACTTCTAATAAATATTTCATATTATCCCAAAATAAAGGTGTATGACCAACTTCATGGGTCATTATGTGAGATAACTCGTGTATTACAACAAATATAACAGTATTATCATCGATAAAACTATCGTCAACTTTACGTATGCAGATAGATATTTTTTCTCCTTTGTTAACAGAATAAGAAGTATATTTTGATCCAGGCATTGTTTCGGATAAAGTATGGGGGTTATACTTATTTATTAAATCTTTCGAACCCGGTTTTGAACGGTCAACAGAAGAAATTATCTTTAATATTTTTTTGTTTATTTGTGCTAATTTATTTGCTGCATCTTTTGCATCTGGGAGTTTACGAACAATATAATTTTGTTGATCAAAAGAAGATTTCACAGTGATTATATCACCCTTTTTATAGACTTTATTAATCACTGTAAAAAACACGAAAATACCTAAAAAAAATACAAGGAACTCTTCCATAAAGTATTTATTATATATATATATATATTCCTATATTAAAATTTGATTTTTTTTTTCATTACTTAAACTAACAACTAATAAGTATATATATAAATGGTAAAATGTATATTTCAAATCATAGAAATATTACCCGACGATCTTCCTTCGGGTGAAAATTATTGGGATAAAGAATTCGTGATAACGTTTTATGGGAAAACGGATGATGATAAAAATATAGTCTGTAATGTCGTTGGATTCAAACCATACTTTTATATGAGAATCCCAGATAACTGGGGAAATACAATCGTTCGTTCTTTTCTTAAAATGGTGAAAAACTTTATTCAAGGTTGGCATAGTACAAGTAAAAATTCTTGGAAAGGTAATTTTATTGAAGAATTATTGGAAACGAAACAGTCTTATAATTTTTATGGTTTTAATTACGATGATCACTGTGAAAAAACAAAAACATTCCGTTTTGCAAAATTATCGTTCGAAAGCTACGGAGATATGAGAAAATGCATCAATGCGATTCAAAACTTTTATAAAGAAAATATTAAAATCATCAATAGCAGTAAAATTATTCTGGGGAAAACAAAAGATGGAGACCCAATTATAAAATCGTGTGATTCTAAAATAAAAGATTGGTTTCAACAAGAACATAATTGCGATTGTGTAGCAAACCTTTATGAATCAAAAGTGCATCCGATGTTAAGGTTTCTACATAGTAAAAATATTGATCCATGTGGATGGGTCAAAATTGAAATGAATACAAGTTTTATACAAGCTGAAGATCAACAATCCTTCAATGTTGATATTGAAATCAATAATCTACCAATAAGATGCATAGAAGCATATAAATCAGACAGTACTGCTGGATTTATAACAGCCTCTTTTGATATTGAATGTGATTCATCTCATGGAGATTTTCCAAATCCCAAAAAAGATTTTAAGAAATCAGCGATTGATATTCATGAATCTTATTTTAGACATAGTCTTAACCTTGTTTCATATGATTTTAAGAAAAAACACGTTATTAAGTGGGTCAAAGAATGTTTTAATGGAGGTTCAGAAGATATTCAATCAATCTATACAGCAAATGGCATCTATACAGAATATTCTCTAAAATCATTTGAAATATCTCTTAATGAATCTTTCTTTGAAATGTTTGATAGCTCAAAAAGTAATAGTAAATCAAGAGAAAAAGCAATTAATGAATTAACAAAACAACTTAATAATCTTAAAAATGAGAAAGGGGTGAATATTATTATTAAAGGAGATCCAATCATTCAAATAGGCACAGTATTTCACAAATATGGTAATAAAGAATGCCATGATAGAACGATTGTCGTTATTGGTAATGAAGATAAACCAGATGAAAAAATTTGCGATGATATCCCAAATGCAAATGTGTATCCATGTAAAACAGAAAAAGAGCTTCTTTTGAAATGGAAAGATTTAATACTCTATCATAATCCAGATCTTATTACGGGTTATAATATCTTTGGTTTTGATTTTGATTATATCAATAAACGTGTAGATTATCTTTTCCCATGTAATGAAAAATGTGGCAGATATCATGATTACAAATGTCCAAAAAATGACTTTTATCGTATTGGGAGATTGATGAGAAATAAAGATTCAGATCGTATTGTTGACTTTACAAAAACATCATTATCATCTCCAAAAACAACGATGAAATATTATAATAACCATTGGGATAAACGTTGTCAAGTTGTTAAAAAAGAACTCTCTTCATCGGGATTAGGAGATAATATTTTAAATTATATTTCAATGGATGGGAGAGTTATCTTTGATATCCAAAAAGAAATTCAAAAAGGACATTCACTTGATTCCTATAAACTTGATAATGTTTCCGCTCATTTTATGAAAGGAAAAATTATAAAAAAATTCGTAATGTCGGATAACCGTACGATTCTAAAGACTACCAATTTAGGCAATCTTAAAGTCGGGGATTATATTACTATCAATCTTCATACTAAATATGGGACAGTTAAGTATGGGAACAACAAAAAATTTAAAATTATGTTTTTAGGTGATAATAAGTTTAAAAAGATATTAATCAAAGGATTATTTAATCTTAAAAAATATCTTAAAGATCTTATATATTATGAATGGTGTTTAGCAAAGGATGATGTATCCCCTCAACAAATTTTTGATTTTCATAAAAACGGTGGGTCAAGTGGACGTGCTAAAATTGCAAAATATTGTATTATGGATTGTGAATTATGTATCCATCTACTCCAACTATTAGATATTGTCCCCAATAATATGGGTATGGCAAATGTATCAAGTGTCCCTCTTTCATATATTTTCTTGAGAGGACAGGGTATCAAAATTACATCGCTGGTTGTCAAAGAATGCGCTAAACTAAATACACGGATACCGACACTTAAAAATTTTGACACCAATAGTATTAATGATGGATTTGAAGGTGCGATTGTCCTTGACCCAACTCCAGGAATTTATTTAGATGATCCCGTTTCGGTACTAGATTATGCATCACTTTATCCGAGTTCAATCATTGAAAAAAATCTATCACATGAAACTTTCATGTGTACACAAGAAGATATTGATAACAATCCCGAAAAATATGAATGGGTCCAAAATATACCCCATCATATTATTTCATACGACGATTATAGTTATCAAATGAAAGGTAAAACATTAAACAAAATAAAAGAAGAGACTCAAACAACCTGCTATTTTGCAAAACATATTCAAGGAAGTAAAAAAGGGATCATCCCCACGATCCTTCAAACACTCTTGGACCAAAGAAAAGAAACAAGGACAAGAATCAAACAAACGGATAATGAAGATAAGAAAAAAGTCCTTGATGGTCTACAGCTTGCTTATAAAGTGAGTGCAAATTCTGTCTATGGTCAAATGGGTGCAAAAACAAGCAGTATCTGTTTTAAAAAGATTGCCGCGTGCACCACCTCGATTGGAAGAGAAAGGATTGATGATGCAAGTAATGGTGTTACACAGTGGGCGAAAGAAAAAGGCTACCATCCTCCTGAAATTGTCTATGGTGATACAGATTCAGTTTTTGTAAAATTCTCTAGAAAACATAAAGATACAGGGGTTTTACTCGAAGGCAAAGAAGCCCTTCAATATTGTATCGATTGTGGCGTAAAAGCTGGTAAATGGATCACAGATAATATGCTCCACAAACCCCAAGATCTAGAATATGAAAAAACATTCTTTCCATTTATTCTGATTTCAAAGAAAAGATATACAGGAGACAAATATGAACTTTCTGCTGAAAATCTTAAAGAAAGAACATCCATGGGCATTGTTATGAAACGAAGGGATAATGCGGCGATTGTTAAATATGTATTTGGGAATGTAATTGAAATTATTATGCATCAAAAAAGTGTTGATAAAGCAATTCATTGGTTAAGGAATACACTCAAAGAAATTATGGATGAAAAAATTGATAAATCGATGTTTATTATCACAAAATCATTAAGTGGCTATTACAAAAATCCAGAAGGTATCGCACATAAAGTTCTCGCAGATCGTATGGCAGAACGAAACCCAGGTAATAAACCAAAACCAAATGATCGTATCCCATTTATGTATCGTGTATTACCGAAAGATATGCTTTATGATTTTAATAATCTTTATAAAAGTGGTGCAAGAAAAGGAAAACCAAGAGATAAAAAGGTTCTTCAGGGAGATCGAATTGAACATCCTGATTTTATGGATGAAAATAAGATTGGGATTGATTATAAGTTTTATATTTCAAATCAAATCATGAATCCAGTAAAACAAGTCCTTGACCTTGAAAAATCAGATGAGGAAACACAGCTAATATTCAAAGACTACATCTAATTAACGATTTCATTTCTATTTATAAATTATCTTTTTTTTTCATTCATCTGATTATTAATCAAAATACATGTCACTTCTAATAATGACATTTCTGTAGGGTTATTGATTAATAATCCTCTTATTTTTTCATAATCCATATAATCACGAACATCGAAATGATTATATTCTTCTAATGTCTCATTAATAATCCCACCAATGCTTTCACTACTATTGCTACTATTGCTACTATTGCTACTATTACCAATCGCGGTAGTAAATGACGTGTTTGATATATCCATCTTGTACTTCTTGTACTTCTTGTATTTGTTAAGAATTTATTTTTCGATAATTTTCGTATAATTGATGGTTATTATTTATATGTTATTAATATTATAATTATGGGAGGAGGTTTATTACAATTGGTTGCGTATGGTGCCCAAGATATATATTTAACCGGTAATCCACAAATTACATTTTTTAAAATCGTTTATCGTAGACACACCAATTTCTCTATGGAATGCATTCCACAAACTATCAATGGTTCTTCAACTGTATCGGACACATATGTTACAGCGGGGTCCGTCATTATCTCTAGAAATGGAGATTTATTGTCGCAAATATATGTTAAAGCAGACCAAGATATGATATCTGGTTTAAATGGAGATTATTTAGTTGAAGATGTTGAAATTGAAATAGGGGGTCAACGCATGGATAAGCAATATCGTGAATGGAATCAGATATGGACAGAATTAACTACACCCGATTCAAAATGCGATGGATTTAAATATTTAACAGGTGGATTCAAGAATCCACTTGTTACGGGTGGATTAGCTTCAGCGGGTGGAACATCACAACAATCTATCATGTATCCACTACAGTTTTGGTTTTGTAGAAATATTGGGTTAGCATTACCATTAATCGCATTGCAATATCATGATGTAAAATTAAAATTCAATTGGGGGAGTGGCGCCGCAGCTGACGGAATAAGTCGTTCTGGAGCAGCGGCGGTAACCCCAAAAGTTGAGGTATGGTGCGACTATATTTATCTTGATACAGATGAACGTAGAAGATTTGCACAAGTTTCGCATGAATATTTAATCGAACAATTACAAATTCAAGAAGAAGGAAGTTCAAGAGATGTTTTTAAATTAAATTTTGATCATCCAATTAAAGAATTAATTTGGACCGTTCCAACAAGTACAACCGAAAGCAGTACAATTATTACTCAAAAAATGAAAATTGAAATTAATGGCCATGATCGCTTTGCGTATCAAGATAAGGAATATTTCCAAATAAAACAACCTTTGATTCATCATACAGCGGTTCCTGGGTACAATATCAAAGAAAAAGATACAATTGAAATGATTCAACCAATTGTAATAACATATCGGGATGCCGGAACAGCTACTGGAACAGATGTAACAACACTACATAATACAGTTGGTTCAACATCGGGAACAAAAACAACATTTAATTTTTTGATTGGAACAAATTTTATTCCTTCTGTAGATTCAAGTAATTTCCCAAAAGTGGGTGATTTATTAAGGATTGAAATTAAAGATACAGATGAATCAACCGCTGCCAGACAAAGAAATATAACAGCCCAAGTTTCATCTGTTGCTTCTCAAACAAATGGTTGGAATATTGGTTTAGTAATTGAAGATGACCAAGATGCGATTTCAAGTAATTTTATAGTTGGGACAGCAAATGATGATTTAGTGAGTATTTCAATTATTGGGAGATTACAAAATCCAAAATCAAAATGTTCTCAATTAGCTAGAGATATATTTGTATATTCATTTGCTTTATCACCCGAAGAACATCAACCAAGTGGTTCTTGTAATTTTTCAAGGATTGAATCGGCAAAGTTTTTATTAGATAACGCAGGGACGATAAGTAATGTTTATGCTGTAAATTACAATGTTTTAAGGATAATGTCGGGGATGGGAGGTTTGGCATACGCGATCTAAATTATTGAAATTTTAAGTATTTTTTCAAAAAATAAATAAATTAAATTACGTATTTTTCTGAAATTTTTTTCTATGCTATAAGTATAAAAAACAATGGGAGGAGGATTAATGCAACTTGTCGCTTACGGAGCTCAGGACATCTACCTTACGGGTAATCCACAGATCACTTTCTTTAAGGTTGTCTATCGCAGACACACTAACTTCTCGATGGAAACCATCGAACAGACTATTAACGGAGGTGTTGTCGGAGGTGGATCTGGATCAGTAACTATTTCGCGTAATGGTGATTTAGTTCACAAAGTTTATGTTACAAACACAGCCGCAGCAACTAATGGATCCGAACTTGTTTCGGAAGTTGAACTTGAAATTGGTGGTCAACGCATTGATCGTCATTATGCTGAATGGAACCAGATTTGGAATGAATTATCAACTGATGAATCAAAAGCGATCGGTCTTAAATCTATGATAGGGGATATAGGGACGGCTGGAACGGCTGATAGTACTGGTCCATTAATGACTCAGTATCCTTTGAATTTCTGGTTCTGCCGTAATCCAGGTCTTGCACTACCATTGATTGCCCTTCAGTACCACGAAGTTAAACTTAAGTTTACTTGGGGAGCAGGCACGGCACAAGGCGTTTCATCCGACGCCAAAGTATTGTGCGACTACATCTACCTTGACACCGATGAACGCCGTCGTTTCGCTCAAGTTTCACACGAATACTTAATTGAACAGATACAGAAGCAAACCTTAGGTGGGACTGATTCTGAAAAATTGAACTTCAACCACCCTGTTAAGGAATTAATTTGGACTTCCCAAGCTTCATCTGGATATAGAAAAGCTCAGCTTAAGTTAAATGGTCATGATCGTTTCTCTGCTCAAGAATCTGAATATTTCCAGCTCAGACAGCCATTTGATTACCACACTGCTATTCCGAGACAGAACCTTCCGTCAGCTGCTCAGCTTACTAGTAATTACGTTGACGTTGAAACTGAAACCGCCGCGGTTGCAGCTGAAACTGCGGCGGCCATCACAGAGTTGAATGCTTCTCTTGGTACAGGTACGACTCTGGAAGATCCTGCAACTGGTAAATTTTATGTAGCTAATTGTGACAAAGCATCGTCCGAGACGCTGGACAACTCAATTAAATTTAATAGTTTAGCCGACAATGCGGCTCAAACCACTTCTGCCGCTGATAACAAATATTGTGCTATCTTTCTAACGGGTGTTGCTGATGTATATTCCGCAGCTATAAATAAGATAATACGGCTTAACGGTACAGGTCTCGGTTTAAATAACGAGACATCTATTATTGCACGAGTATTAGCTGTATCTGCCACGGGCAATGATGGTCAGGACGAACTTAGCGCGAACGCAAAAGCTGTATTTTTTGATAGACCCATTGTCAGTTTAGGCGGTACCTCTGATCTTGTTGCCAGTTATCAAAATGATGTCACTATATCTGGATTCTCGATATTAAAACCAGATGGCACCCTGTCCTCCTCCGCCCGCACTTCCAAGTTGGACAAGAAGATCAACGTCTACTCCTTCGGCCTCAAACCCGAAGAGCACCAGCCATCTGGAACCTGTAACTTCTCCAGAATCGACAACGCCAAATTAGATTTCTCGGGTGGGGGCACTGCTCCAACTTCCTCGGAAAACATCTACGCTGTTAACTACAATGTCTTAAGAATCATGTCTGGTATGGGTGGTTTAGCGTACTCCAATTAATTAACCTAAATTAAAATAAAATAATTATCTTTTCATAAATTATTTTTTTAAAAATAAATAAATTTAAGAATTTATTTAATTTACGTATTTTTCTGAAATTTTTTTCTATGCTATAAGTATAAAAAACAATGGGAGGAGGATTAATGCAACTTGTCGCTTACGGAGCTCAGGATATCTACCTTACGGGTAACCCACAAATCACTTTCTTTAAGGTTGTCTACCGCAGACACACTAACTTCTCGATGGAAGCCATCGAACAGACATGGAATGGATCTTCCACCACAGACGGACGTTGCACGGCAACTATTTCGCGTAATGGTGATTTAGTCTACAGAATGTATATTGAAGTTGATGCTTCGGACACCACGTCCGCCGTCAATAATCCCGGAGCAGCTATGATTACTGATGTTGAATTAGAAATTGGTGGTCAGAAGATTGACAAACAAACTGGTTTATTCATGGAAGTATTTGCCGAATTAACACAACCGAATCCAACTGGTCATGTCGGTCAAACAGATGGCGTTACTTGTACTACATTTCAAAAAATGAGTGGAATGGGTGGCGTCGAATTTAAGACCGGCGCTTGTCGTCATTTTATCCCATTACAATTCTGGTTTTGTCGCAACCCAGGTCTTGCTCTACCTTTAATTGCCCTTCAATATCACGAAGTTAAAGTTATATTAAATCAATTAGTCAATACAATATATGCTACTGTTAATGAACAAAAATTATGGTGTGATTACATCTACCTTGACACCGATGAACGCCGTCGTTTTGCTCAGGTTTCACACGAATACCTTATTGAACAAGTTCAAGAACAATCTGTTACGACTGGTGCTGGTTCTAATGATCTTAATTTTAATCACCCCGTTAAAGAATTAATATGGACTGGTACAACTAACGATACTACAAACTTCCAGGTAGCAGACAAAACTGTCGCATCCGTAGGGACCGGTACAGTTCAATTAAAACTAAATGGACACGATCGTTTTGCCGCCCGTGATTACAGATATTTCACCAGAACTCAAGTGTGGGAACATCACTCCGGTCCCGGTGGATTGAATTCTGACAACGCCACCGGTGGCGCTGGTCAGCATAATGATTCTATTGGTGTTTACTCTTTCGCACTCAAACCGGAAGAACACCAACCATCTGGAACCTGTAACTTTTCTCGTATTGACAATGCACAATTGGTTTTGACGGGGTCGGCTACAGTACTTACTATCTTCGCCGTCAACTACAACGTCCTCCGTATCATGTCGGGTATGGGTGGCTTAGCTTACAGTAATTAAATTATAAATAATTAATCTATTTTTATAAAATCTTATCAATTTTTAAAGAATTTAAAATAATTCTTTATGTTAAAAATTTAAATTTTTTTCTATGCTATAAGTATAAAAAACAATGGGAGGAGGATTAATGCAACTTGTCGCTTACGGAGCTCAGGACATCTACCTTACAGGTAACCCACAAATTACTTTTTTCAAGGTTGTCTACCGCAGACACACGAACTTTTCCATGGAATCAATTGAACAGACCTTCAACGGAACTGCTGATTTCGGTAATGATGTTTCGGCAACCATTTCAAGAAATGGTGATTTACTCTACAGAATGTATTTGGAACACGAATTAGCGACCAATGCTAGTCAGGAATGTGAATTAGTAGCAAACTACGGTAGTCGTTTAATGAAAGAATGTGAATTAGAAATTGGTGGACAGAGAATTGATAAGCATTATGGTCACTGGCACTCTGTTTATTCTCAGTTAACAGAATTTAACCCAAGTGGTTCTACTGGAACTTTATACAATAAGATGACTGGTAATGGGTTAGGAGTAAATACAGACGCTACTTCTGCGGATACTGATTCTGTAAATGCGCCCGCTTGGGATTCTACTACGGTTGCCACGCAGATCACTGGTAAAATTTGGGTACCTTTACTATTCTGGTTTTGTCGCAATCCTGGACTTGCTTTACCCTTAATTGCACTTCAATACCATGAAGTTAAGGTAAAGATAACCTTTGAAGAGCTTAGTAGATTAGTTTTGGGTAATGATGATGACGATTTTGGAAATAGCGACACAACAGCCCCAAGTACCCCTACAAAATCCTTTGATTTATGGTGTGATTATATCTACCTTGATACCGATGAAAGACGTAGATTCGCTCAAGTTTCACATGAATATTTAATTGAACAATTACAATTCTCAAGTTTTTCAGGGACCGCTGCCGGATCAGCTACCCTTGATTTAAATTTTAATCACCCTGTTAAAGAATTAATTTGGACCGGTGGAATTAGTAGCCTATCCGGCGTTGGTTTGGCAAACGGTTCGGCGAGAACAGATACCGGTATTACTGCAATGGGAAGTACTCGCGCGGCTTTTTTTACCGAACAAAATATATCAGGTAACTGGCAATTAAAATTGAATGGTCACGATCGTTTTAAAGAAAGAGATTTTAAATATTTCACACGTACTCAAGTATGGGAACATCACACTGGTTATGGAGCAGTTAATAATCCCGATTCAATTGCTGTTTACTCTTTCGCACTCAAACCAGAAGAACATCAACCATCGGGAACTTGTAATTTTTCTCGTATTGATAATGCCCAGTTAACAGGTGCATATTCTCCTAGTGCTAACGAAAATGGAGCTAGCGGTAACAATTTACCCGATCAGGACGGTGGATTAGTATTTGTCTACGCCGTAAACTACAACGTCTTAAGAATCATGTCGGGTATGGGTGGTCTTGCTTACTCCAACTAAGTTACTTGCCAACTAAAGATTTATTTTTTGATAAATCATAAATTAAAAATAAAATTATAAAATTAAATTAATAAAGATTATTCATAATATTTTGAATTTCTTCATTTGTTACTTTTCTTTGTGAAACATTAACAACTAATGTAGTTAGTGTTTTTAAAACTTCTATCTTTTTTTCTTCTGATAAATCTCTAGATTCACCTACTAATGTATATTCATCCAGATTTTTAAAGTGATTGTGTTCTCTGAATGTAGATGCACCTTCTCTAATCCAAAGTTGAAGGACTTCAACAACTTTTTCAAGATCATCTAAGTTTTCATCAACTTCAGAACCTTCTTTCAATAATTCTTCAACATTTCTTCTTCTAATTTCACCACCCGACCATTGCCCTAATACATCAACAAGGGTTTTTAAAGAACATAAATTATCAGTTACTAATGGTGCAACTGGCTGCTCCGCTTGTTCCTCTGGTTGTTCTGGCTGCTCCGCTTGTTCCTCCTCTACATCTTCAACTGTTTCTTCCACTTGTTCCTCCTCTACATCTTCAACTGTTTCTTCCTCCTCTTCCACTTGTTCCTCCTCTTCCACTTGTTCCTCCTCTTCCTCCTCTTGTTCCGCTTGTTCTTCTTGTTCCACCTCTTCCTCCGCTTGTTCTTCTTCTTCCTCCCCTTGTTCTTCTTGTTCCTCCGCTTGTTCTTCTTGTTCCTCCGCTTCTGATTCTTCTTCTTCTTGTTCCTCCTCAGATTCTTCATCATCAACAACTTCTTCAACGACTTCTGTCTCTTCCTGTTGTTCTACATTATCTGGAACTTCAGTTAAATCAAGGGTATTCGGTTCATCGCTCATTTTATAATTAAGTAAAATAAAATAATTTTAAGTATTTAAGATAAAAAAAATTATCCTTCTTTTTTTATTTATCAGTAACATTTAATTCCAGCGTCTTCTTTTTCCATTAGGTAACGGATAATAGTATCGTTTGTTTGTTCATCAAAGTCTTCCCATCCATTTCTTTTTC